CTACGATCGCCACCGGTGTTGTGGCTATAATCGCCACCGGTGTTGCGGCTCTGATCACCACCAGTGTTGGTGCTGCCATTGCCACCGGCGTTGGTGCTGCCATATCCACCGGTGTTGGTGCTCCAATTGCAACCAGTGTTGGTGCTGCTGTCACCGCCGGTGTTACGACTCCGTTCGCCACCGGCGTTGGTGCTCCGGTTTCCGCCAATGTTGCGGCTCAGATCGCCACCGGTGTTGGTGCTGCTATCGCCACCCGTGTTGGCGCTCCAATCACCGCCAGTGTTGCGGCTCCGGTCGCCGCCAGTGTTGCAGCTGCAATCGCCACCGGTGTTGGTGCTCCGGTGCCCACCGGTGTTGGTACTATAATCGCCGCCCGTGTTGGTGCTATCGTCGCCACCTGTGTTGATGCTGTACGCCACCGCTCTGGCTTTCGGGCAGAGCTCCTGGATCATGGCTACCGCGGTGTCACGGTCGCCAGCGTAGACGACCGCGCCACGGCGGAATTTCACCTTGTCACCGAGGTCCACGATCTCGGATACTGGGACCTTGACGACGAGCCATTTTGCATCGTATCTGTCACCGAGCATGGCTCCATTACCCTCTCCACTTAGCAAACCATGCAGCCCACCGCCGCATTCGGGAGTAGGGTCCCAATCCGGAGCCTCCACCGGGCCGCTGGAGGGCCACACGAAACCGCCGTGCGCTGTCATGTCCGCGTTGCAAGTTCTGAGGATGTAGGTGTTATTTGTCATAATGGGGCCTCCAGTAACCGCGTTGATCGTAAAATTCTTTTCCCTTTTGCATTCTCGCGCCATGTTACGACGGCGTCTGTACCGTCAATATTCAGTCCATCGTCGTTACCGATCGCCTCTTTTATTCTTACCTCAAACTCAGCAATCTCTTTTTGCGCTAGCTTTAGGTTACGATATTGCATCAACAGTGCTACCTCATCATTTGTTGCGACGCGGATCCGGTCGGTGTTTTGTCTGACGTTGGCGTTTAGCCATTTCGATGTAGCGGCATCTTGGTCCAGTGGCGGCGGTATTTTTGTTTCGATATGATTAATCCAAAACACCCTGGCAATCTCGACCATTTTCTCAAATAACTCTCTGTCTCTTTCGACAGTTAGAGTTTCAAAATCCCATCCAGTATCAACGGGTACATCACAGAGATCTAGATCATGGCAGCCCATGTGCCATTGGCATTGGGCCTGGTAGTATAGAGGCACCTCGCCGCCCCAATCCTTATGCCTTGTTTTCGCTTCAACGCATCGAACGCCTACGACGATTGCGTCAACGGTGTCGACGACCCAGGGATAATCCGGGTGTCTTATCGTGCCCGGATATGATAGTTCTACACCGTGCTCGTCTGAATACCAGTCCAGAATCGCTCGTTCTAGGTATACCCCCCGGCGCATCACTGACGTGTGCTCGTCTTTTTCAAGCTTGAGCTTTTTTCGCCATAGCCGATGCGGCCCGCCCCACGGCGATATACCTAGTAGCATCGCAATCTCAGACGAGCCTATGCCGTTGGACCTCTTTTTGTGGTCTAGATCTGGCCTCATTCCCAAACCTCCACGAATTCTCCGTTACGGTCTACCTCGTACCATGTATCGGGCTTGATCCCATTCTCGCCAACGTATGCCACTGCCATTCGTCTGCGATTGTCGCTGTCGATATACTGTATGGACAACACGGACCCATCGCCGCCACGGGCGCGGGATTCAACACCACCGGTGTTGTGGCTGTAGTTTCCGCCGTTGTTGGTGCTTAGGCGACCACCGGTATTTGTGCTGTGATCACCGCCTGTGTTGCGGCTGCCATATCCACCGGCGTTGGTGCTGCCGTCACCACCGGTGTTTGTGCTTAGGCGACTGCCCGTGTTGGTGCTCCAATTGCCGCCGGTGTTGATGCTGCTGTCACCGCCGGTGTTACAACTCCAATCGCCACCGGTGTTGTGGCTGCCACTGCCACCGGCGTTGGTGCTGAAATCCCCGCCGGTGTTGGCGCTCATGCGACCACCAGTGTTGGTGCTATAATCGCCACCAGTGTTGGTGCTGTCGTTGCCACCTGCGTTGATGCTGTACGCCACCGCTCTGGCTTTCGGGCAGAGCTCCTGGATCATGGATACCGCGGTGTCACGGTCGCCAGCGTAGATGACCACGCCACGGCGGAATTTCACCTTGCCACCGAGATCCACGATCTCGGATGCTGGGACCTTGACGACGAGCCATTTTGCGTTGTGGTTGTAATCGTCCAGTAAGCACGCGTCTCCCTCGCCACACAACAGGCCATGCAGCCCACCGCCGCACCTTGGAGTTGGGTCCCAATCCGGAGCCTCCACCGGGCCGCTGGATGGCCACACGAAGCCGCCGTGCGCTGTCATGTCCGCATTGCAAGTTCTGAGAATGTAGGTGTGATTTATCATAATGCCTCCTTTTTCGGCCGTCCCTTGCCGATGTTATAAGATGGCCCAAGCCGCGGAAAAAATCAACCTACAGGCGCCATTTTTTTCCAACAAAAAAGACCAGCGTCCTTGCACCGCTATTATACAAAATCCCGTGCGCATGCATCCATGTGCTCGGCCTATCATTATAGTGCTGATCTAGCGCCCCCGTGACTCCGACCTGCATGCATCCGTCTCGGATTCCGGGCGTGTGCGAGTGCCCGATAACAGTCTTTGCGCCGAATTTTGCGAATTGACCAATTGTTCCACGTGTTCCGTTTGGCCCGCCGTCGCCATGGAAATCGCACTCATGGCCAGCGATCCTTAGCCGTTCATCTCGGTGCAAAAAATGCAGTGGTTGCTCATCTCCGAGCATTTTTTTTGCCCATACCTCAAGAGGTAATGGCCAATTGTCTTTCGAGGCGGGGTTGAATCCGCGTAACAATTCCAACCATGTTTCGTGATAGAACACAGCATTTTCTGGGTCGCATTTGACGTCGGCTGTTTCGAGCCAATGCATCAAATGCTTGTCATGATTGCTCTGCACCACGTGCCCGGTGGACCATTCTGGGGTCCGGCATAGTAGGCCATCTAATACGCGCAAAACCTCATTGCGCACCGACTCTTTTCCGGTCACGTGTGCCTTGTATCGCGTAGTTAGCTTTTTTCCGTCGTACTTTGGCCTTGCCGACATCGATAGGATATCGTGGTAAACGATATGCCTTGGTCTCATTGTATTAACGATTGACCCATCGCCGCTAAACGTTGCTTCATCGACCGCCCTATTAATTGAATCAAAGTGGATATCGCCACAGACTAGAGCTTCGATCGGTGGACCTGGCTCAACTCCTACTGGGGAACAGTACGAATCGAGATCCTGGAAGCACCCCTGCTCGTCTGATGTTACATGACGTAGCCAAAACTCGCCACCGTCCACTTCAATGATCGCGGCGCCGATCGTGTGGCTCCGTTCGCCTTTTTTTCCGGCCTTGCTCTGGGTGTAGTTTGGGACGGTGACCGCTCCGGTAGACATCAGGATTCTAGGCCATTCCCTGCTCGCGGTTGGTATCACCACGAGCTCTTGCTTCGGGTGACCGAATATCCCAGATCTGTTACGGACATGCGTTTCGAACCCAGACAGCGGCCGTACAGCCGTCGGCTGGATAGATGTGTCGCCGAATACCGCCAGGCCAGAATTTATCTCGTGCTCGCCTAGATAGATGTAAGGATCAAGTGATGGATCCCACCAATCATCGTTCGCCATCCTTTCGCTGTAGACGCTGGTTGGGTTTTGATATCGGCCAGCGATAACAACAACGCGCGCGTTGATTTTTACGGCGTAGTTTTTTAGCGATTGCAAAAAGGGTTCAAAAACAGGCGTGGCGTTCTGGGCATATGTAACGATGTACCTCTTTGCCTTCGGGATCCTTTTTGACGGGGCCGCACCGGGTGGGTCAATCTTTTCGCCCTTTCGTTTTTTGCTCCGGCAGTATTTGCAATCAAGACTGAGCCTACCGCGGCCGCGCGAATGGAAATAGTGCTCATTCGCTGGCATTGAGACCAAGCAGGTCCTGCATTTTCTCTCCGGCAATACCTTACTCATTTAGCCACCATAACCCCAAATATGATCCCTGTCACGATTCCAATCGCGACAGATCCGCCAATAATCGCTACCCAGTGGAGCGCTGTTGGCGCGTCGCCAACTGCAGCGTTAAGGCCCTCGTTATAGGCTTCGGCCACGACAAGCTTCTCGTGCTCAACCCATATCGCGTTGTTGCTGTTCACTGTAGCGATCGCAGCGGCCTCGTAATCAACGCATCGATTTAAAAATTTTGCAATCTCGGGCTCGGTCGGCTCTGTCGGATAAGTGAGTTCCGGAAGTTCAATCAAGGCCGGATCGTCTGCGGCCCTCGCGTACGACGCGGTCGACTGCGTTGCCGTAATCATCGCTAGGATCAGCGAGAGCTTTTTCAAGAGCGACCGAGCTATCCCTTGCTTCTTTTTCGGCGTTGCTGAGTCGGGCGGCCGGACCGGATCCGTTTTTTCTATACGCCTCATTCGCCCGCAATCGTCGCACCAAACCAACAATGGCCAACGAAACAGCCGCAGAAAATAAGGCGACGGCAACGTAAAGCTCAACCATTTTTCTTGTCTTCTTTTTTCTGCCATATGACTTTATCCGCCGAGTTTCCCGCAAGCGTGATGCCGAATGTCGAGGCAATAAATACAGTCATGAAATCCGACCATTCACCGAACTTCGCAATGCCCCAGAACAGGGCGCAATTCGCGATCGTGATCGTGATCAGATTCGTCACAAAGAACGCCATCCATTTACGCGATTTCCACTTCTCACTCATGTGGCAACCCCTCGGCCACCAAGACCATGTTGGCGATGAATAATCCCATTCGCTCCAGGTAACGCGGTGATTCAGTGAATGCGAGATTGCCCCTGTTTGTCAGATAGCAACACTCGACCAATATTGTCGGCTGATCGTACACGCCGCAAACCAAATAGGCGCCTGGATATCGTTCAGCGTCCGGCGCTATGACCATGGGGGTACGCGTCCTGATTTCGAATGGCGCATACTGATAAGACAACTCACAGATCGCCTTGGTGGTGTAGTTGTCTGGCCAATGGTAGAGCTCCAGTCCACCACGTGTGGGGTCTCCGTTTGGCGTCGCATTATGATGGATTGAAATAACAAGATCGGCCTCGTCGGTCCAGGCTTTTCGCTCTAGCCAGTCAACTGTCTCATCACAGTCGCGTGTCAACACCGGGTCGAAACAGCTCATACTGTGTATAATTGATTCTGCAGCAAGCGCCACCTCTAGATTGAGTTCATTTTCTAGGCCGTCAAGGCATCCGATATTATCACCGCCGTGGCCAGGATCAAGAGCAATCCTCACGTCGTCCCCCTTTGTTTCAGCGAAAAATCGCAATCAACGATACAGCAGTGGCGGACAAAAAGCCACCTATTGCGCCCCATACTGAGCTTTTGACTTGCAGCTTTGCCACAGCGATCTTGGTATCTGTCACCTCTTTATGGGTGTTGTCTTGGCCGCGCTGTAACTCATCTAGTCTATACAGCACCACCTCTTGCCATTTGCCCCAATCATCCGGCGGTGCCATAATTACCCCTCCGTCGGGAAAGTCACAACCTCTGCCGCTGGCTTTGAGGTTCTGCACTTTGTCTTTGCGTTAAGAAACCTGACCGCCGCCACATCGGTTCCGCCGGCAACAGCGTCCATCCTGAAACGCAATTTTAGGATATCTTTTTTCTCCACGACGTTATCGACCAAATCGAAGTCGAGCAAAAACGTCATTGTATGAACCTCGCCCGCGAGATTGTCTGACACGATATCATGATCAACGGTTCGTGTCTGCGTCTTCGGCGTGTCCATGTCGTCATGCTCACCGAAGTATTCAGCCAGGACCTCGAACTGAATTATATCATTCGCCGTTTCGTCCCCATTTAGTGCGACATCTACAACCACCACAATATCGCTGGATTCGTCCCATTCGTTGCAGACCTTGGTGGTGGCGTATAGATACTCCGTTGTCGCGTCCAATAAGTAGCCAATAGATGCGTCACCCCACACCGTAAGCGTTGCCCCGCTCCCCCCTGGCGATATAGCGGATGGGTCGATAGTGCGTGTTCGCCAATATCTCCCGTCACCGGATGCATCGTAAAAGTTTGCTTCGCCATCAAGCCCAACGTTAAACACGCTTGTTGAGTCCACAAGTATATCGATCGCGTATAGTTCGTCCCATCCCGTGACGTCTGTTTGTGTGATCGAGAACTTCAACGCTCTGAAAACATCGGATCCGCCAGCGGCTCCGGTCGCATTTAGAGTTTGGGACAGGGCCATAGTATAATCATCGGTGCCGCCGGAAAAGAGTGATATGGGCGTGGCGGTGATAATGCCAGCGTCAAGCTGCAAATATCTGTTATCGTTCGCCGATCGTACCTGCAGACCGGTGGTGCCGTTGCGTTTCAAGGCTGGATAAGAAACTGACGTGCCGCCGAACTGTAGCAGTCCAAAATCAGTGCCAGCTGAGTCTGTCATTAACACATCGCTGCCTGCTGATTTCAAATGCACATCGCCCGCTCCAGTGGATATGACGCCGTTGGTTTGGTCGTGTGCCAGCATGAGTCGCTGGGCCTCGGTTGTGGCGTCTGCACTCTGTATCGCAATGGTCGGGTTCGTTTGCTGCGCTAGGGTGTATGCCGTATTGCGATCTGATTTCTCGTTGACATAAAGCACCCGCGAATCCTCACCAAGCGATAGAACTGTTGCATCTGGATCTGGTGCAGTCAGAAATCTGAAATATGTATCGTCACTGTTGCCTAGGGTTAGATTCCAATTGTCGTCCATTCTTAGCGTGCTCATCACTACGGCCGATCCTCCAAATGTAACGAGTCCGTCAAACCAAACCGCGCCATCAACCTCCAGCTCACCGGACCCGCCAATGCAGACATCGCCAGCAACCAGCGAATGCGACGTGGTACACGCCGTACCGAGGTTCAGCGTTTTGGTTGTGTCCGTCAGTAGGTACCCGCCCATGTCGACATTACCGGTAGCAACGCCAACCGGTGGCCCGCCTACCGCCCCGGTATGGCCGTCTGCCCCGTATTGCGCCACGGGTGAGATGGCCACGGCAAATGCAAGGGCGATCATGGCGTTACCCCTAGGACGGCAACGGTCGCGACATCGTCGACGCCAGCACCTGTGCCATCGAATTCGAGATTAATCCACGGCAGCGGAAGATTGAAAATTGTCCAGGTCCATTTCTCGCTACCAGCGACGGCATTGCTCCATTGGTATGGGGTGCTGGTGCCAGCCGCATCCACGCGGTGCAGCAGAAACCCGGTACCGTCGGCGCCTGTATTGTCCATTGCGACCCGTGCCGACATGGTGACAGCTGATCCACTGTCATGCGTATAATCCACAGCAATCACCAACTGGCTCATGTTGCCGACGTAGATCCACCCAGTGTACTGGGTCTAGTTGAGTGACGCGGCCGTTACTACCTCGCCGCCTGTGTCGGACCCTAGATATGCTAGGGCGCGATCGTGTTTTGTGTGTCCTCTTGCCATTGTGGGCCCCTTTGGTGCTGAGTTTATCAGTCCTATAGTATCTAGTCAATTACCTACCGAGAGCTGTTACCGTGAATAGGTTGTTGACGGAGGCCGTGATTGTTCTTGACGTCGTGTCGTCGTGGTATACCTCGAGGTCAACCGTCTGTCCTTCTGTTAGTTCGCAGATGGCTGATGTGCTAACTACACAGTTACCAGAGCCATCCGCAACAAACCAATTAGAGTAGATGTACGATGGTGTTCCTCCGGCGTCGATGACAAACCGCACCTGAGCTTGCTTGCCTGCGGCAAAGCCCGTGAAGGCGAAATTTGCCGTTAGCAGATACACTGCCGGTTGCCGTATTGTTGCCCCGTAGAATGGAGGTGTTTCGGCCGAATTGCTATATTCCATCAATCCAGCGTTGGTGACATTGGTTCTTGGGGCCACGTAGTCCCATGTTGTTTGTGTTATCGATTTCGAGGACACCTTTGCCACAACCATCCGTGGTGGTATCTCAATAAGACTTGCCGAGTCAACGTATACATTGAACGAACTAGGTGACCCGGCGCCGGTTATTTTTATTTGGACCGAAAAATATCTCGCGCTAGAGCCGGCGTAGTATGCAGTATTTTCATTTTTTAGTTTGTACCATGTGCTCGTAGATAGCACGTTGAAGTAGCCATAAATCCCGCCACCGACGTTACCGAGCAGGGCCTTGTCTTTGTCGTATGCGTAAATAGAGAGTGTGTAGGTGGACGTCCCTGGGGTGCCAGTATAATACAATAGCGTTTGCAGCCTAACCGCCGCATACTCTGTTATCGGAACGATCTCGGATCTGAGTGTAATAAGGTCCGACGATCCGACGTTGACCATCTCCAGTGACGTGCCTCCGGTTTTTGTATAAGTCGTATCCGTGGTTATGTTCGTTCCCCAAGCCCCTGTTTCAGATCCACCTGTCTGCACCGTCCAGTTATCAGGAGGATACGATGGGCCGAGCGTTGACGCACCAAAGTCTGAGTTGCTAATTAGCGAGTCTCGGATGGCATCTTCGTTGGTATGATACGGGGAGCTTTTTTGCGTCTGCACCTGCGCTTCAGCGCTATAATCAGACTCTCCATAAATCTTGCGCCCAAAAATCGTTCGCTCTTCCATGTACGAGACGCGCACGTAATATGTTTCACCCGGGATCAGGCCAGTCACCGTTATCCTGGTTTGCTTGCCGACCTCAGTGTGCAGCGTTGACGGGCCAGGCGTAAACCCGCTAGACGTCGATAAGTATACACGCACGCCTGTCCACTTTTTCAGAGCCGGGAGCACCTCGTACGCCGGAAGGATCTCGATCTCCATTGACGCCATCCCGGCGCCGATCTCCGTGATTACCGGGCCATTAGCTGAGTAGTCGCTCGTTTCGTCGCCCGCGCCTGCGCGGCTCTCTAATCGTAACCATCGCTTGTGCCCCCCTCTTGGTTTTCCGCTGCACCGCATGACGGTACGAGCCTTACCACCGACATCGATAGAATGATCGAAACCCATAACCGCGATCGACTGATCTGTGTCATAGTTCACCCCATTTGCTTCAAACTTGTAATAATCTCCTAGTTCGACGAACGGGAAGTACAATAATTCAACGTCATGATTAAGATCGCATTCTTTTAACGCATCGAGCACCGAAAGTGCAAGCGTCCTGGCCTCAGACTCTGTATCGATCTGGTCTGATGCCGCTAGCGAGATCTCGCATGGCGCTAGTCCATATTGGCTCTGGCTATCGGTATCTTGCACTGTGATGGAATTTTGGTTATCTGGATCTTTTCCCCAGCGTACGGTCACCCTGTTCCTGACATCAAGGCGCGACATGTCGAGCCCGGTTATGCTCAAATAATCACCGGGCGTGAACGTTCGCGCTATCGACGAATCAGAGCCAGCAAGCGTACCGCCCAAATAGCCGCTACCGTCTAGCGTGCAATTGTCCATGGTATCACCGGCCTCATTGAATGCCACGGAGTTACCAGCGGCACCGACCTCATCCCATTCGATAACCACTCTGACGTCACTGCCTGTATAGCTTCCTCCAAGATAACCGCTACCGTCTAGTGTGCAATTGTCCATGGTATCACCGGCCTCATTGAATGCCACGGAGTTACCAGCGCTGCCAGCGGTGTCGTATCGGATCTTGACCATAGCGGCCCCGACGCGGTATGCCGTACATCCCTCTGAGCTATCGTTTACAGCGTTGACGATCGAGTTCAGCGTGTCGCCAAGAGTCGTGCCGATGTTCCATTCTGAGCCCTCTGTTAGAGTAGAGCTCCCCAAGTGGAAGTGATCGCTAGCTGATGGCTGACCTGTGAAGGTCATTGTGCCGATAGCTTTCTCTGCATCAAGAACCCATGCCGTAGCCCCGGTGACACCTGAATTGATGGCGTCTGCGATGCTCTGTGCGGTCTCTTGTAACGTGCTCTCTACATACCATTCTGAGCCTTCTGTTAGAGTTGAGCTGCTTAGGTGGAAATGATTGCTAGTTGAAGGCTGATCCGTAAAGGTCATTGTGCCGCGCGCTCGCACGGGTCGGCCGGTTTCGTAAAAATGCAACTCAAACGAATCGTCGTTTCGCTGCCATTTATATCCTAGCTGCCAACCGATTTGGTTCGCCAGCACCAGTAGAGCCTGCTGCACGGTTTGCTTCTGCTGAATATACTGCCTAATGTACCACCCTGGTGAATCTCCAGAATCGAACTCAGATCCGGATGATCCATTGTCAGAATAGAGATCCACCACACCAGCTCCTAGGTTGTCGTCTAGGATCTGCTGCATGATGTCTTCTACAGGGGCCTCGCTGTTCTCATCGTTTGGGTATACACCCTCCGATTCAATCATTTGATTCAGCTTTGCTCCCTTGTCGCGACATCGCAATTCAATTGGACTTGTATTAAATGATACCTCATCTATGCATCCACGAAACACCTCCATCCAATCAGTTGATGTCGGCGTGACATCGGGAGCCAAGATGGCTGCCTCTATTTTGACCTCTGCCCCTGGTGCCAAAAACCTCCCGTACGTGCCACCGTATAGTGTGTTGATTTTGCTGCTAGCCATCAATGTCTCGAAACGAATATCGCCACGGCCGGCATGCACTCGCACGATAGCGCTCTGTGTATACTCATCGATATTCGCTCCATAGCTGATTCCGGCCAGCCAGTTGTACCCCTCTAGATCTGTGATATCAACGAAGCTTCCGCCAACGGGCTTGATCGAAACCCTTAACGGGTAGCTCATACCGGGCGATGAAATGACCGCCTCCTGCGCTGTCGAAATTGTGCGCATCAAATATCCTCCACACTGTGCAGGCTGAACGAAACGCGTTCGTTGGTGGCTTTGTGCGTCCCCGATACAACCGATCCAGCGTATCTCGCACTATCTAACGCCCCCATGACGATCTCCGGCTGGTAGTCGCTAGCCATATTAAAGTCACCAGCTGCCTCGAGCTTAGGCCACCGCGGTGTTGCCGTCGTGCGCGCCGCAAGGGCGGCTATCTGCGCGGTGCTCATGGCAAAAGGCAAGATATGCACGTCTGCAATACGCCCCTGCCAGTGATTGTTGCTGTTGAAATTTCCGATAAAACACCTCGACTGCGTCCCTCGCAGGTGTGGATAATACGTAACATTGGTGTCAGACGCAACAACAACGCCATCGTAATACAATGCGGCGTATGGGCTGCCATTGTAACTCGGGCACAGGACCAGCGCGATATGATGCCAGCCATCGTCCCATGGGCTGGTCGCATACGTTATGATCGTCCCGGTTGTGCCGCTATCGGCGCGAAGGAATTTCGCGAAAATGTTATTGGTACTGGGCGACCTGGTGATTTCAATTAGGTTAGCCGAGTTTTCCGATAGTCTGTAACCGTTATCGGTATGAAATAGTCTATTCCAATCCGCAGTGGCCTCGGTTGTCGGAGCCCTCACCCATGCAGCGAATGTTAAAGCATCAGACTTCGAGCATATACTGCCATAATCAAGATCAGGCGCGGTCCGAGTTGCTGACGTCCTTCTATCGATCCATGCTGTCGGATATCCTAGTTCTTCCGCCTGGCAGCAATCGACATAAAAAACTTTTGATGTCGCGTCTTTGTGTCTGAATTGGAACACAAGCGTTGTGGCGCCACCCGCTACGGTTTTGGTATAGTAAACGTAATTCCACGCATTCGCGACAGACGTAAATGACGGTCCACCGCCGCTAGTCCCGTCCCATGTCCACATGTCCATCGATAACGCCTCTGTCGTATAAACGTATCCAGAGACAGAATAAGTGTTTCCGCCTGTAACAGGAAAAGCCGTTATACCCACGCCACTATTCGCAATCGCGGTCGTGGTGCATTTCAGCGATTTCCCGCCGTGAAGATAATACGTCGTGTCAGATCCAAGCGTGGCGCCATGGATACCATAGTATCCTATCGGCGCGCTTTCGGCGTCTGCGCTATCCGATGACACTAAGTTTTCAGAATCCGGGCCAAGCCATAAGGCCCCATCTTGTGAAAATTTTGATTCAAGCTCACCGGTTACCGCGTTGTAGATCGGCGCGCCGAGATGATCGACCCCAAACGAATAACTAACGATAGGCGTCCCAGATGGATATGCCCCGTTATCATCCCACAGATCTGAGACAAAAGGCATGCGCCGCCCGAACCCAGAGCACATCCCGCGCAGGCCATCGGCAGCCAACGGGTCCATGATTCCGGTCTGTAGGGCCCATCGTCTTTTGTGGCCAGACAGGACCATTTTTGGCGTGCCGTTGAAGGCAAACTCCCGTTCGCCACACGGCACCGGCTCAATATCCCCGCCAACAATGGGCACCGTCCAATCATTCAGCGTTAGCGTTGCCATTATGTTTCCTCGATCGAGATCAACTCAAAGCCGATCATGCGCTGGTATGACTCGTATGACGATAACCCCATTCTGCCAGCATACCGAACCGAGGTAACCTTACCAAGAACTCTGAAGTTATGTTCGCGCCCAGCGTTGTTTGGGGTCGGAATGGTATCGCCTTCGGCGTCCAGGTACGGTAGTCCTGGCGTGATGCGCGTTCTGGCCGACAGGCCAGCTATTTGGTCCGCCGACATTGCATATGGCGCAACGATTAGATCTTGCATCGGACCAATCCATGGCTGAGTTGCAGCCAACCTGCTACCGATATGACATTCGTCGCAGACTCCGCGCATTAGCGGGTATCGCGCCTCGGTTGTAGTGCTGCCGCCTTCTCGTATGCCGTCTACGTACAGGTCACACCAGCGATTCGTCCCGAGTGTGTTGCCGCTCAACACATAGGCTATATGATGCCATGCGCCGTCACCAACGGCGCCGCTAGCCGTGAACGTCGTTGTGCCAGATTGGTTTTCATTTTCGATCCTAAGCACAATATCATCGGTTGATGTCTCGCGAAAAAGTAGGATCCTATTGTCGCCAGCGTTATCGCGGATGTCAGCTAGGTACTTGCGCTCTCCCGATTGCGCGGCTGGCGGCCTGGTCCATACGGCGAATGTCAGATTATCGGACCGGTCGGTTATCCCATTATAGACCAGATCCTTCGCGGCACGCGCGCCGTCTGCCCATGGGGTAGCGACTGATCCTTCCTCAATTTGCCACGCGTCGCAATAGTAGATTTTTCCAGAATCAGCGGTTGGCTGATTTACCACAAGTCTTAACAGAGACGCGGCTGCGTTTGTTGTGTGTGTTACGACAACCTTTTCCCAGACATTCGGCGTTGTGGTCCACGCCGTGCCGCTGGTATCCACACCGTCATGGATAACGATCCTTAGATCTAGAGCCTCTGTTGTATATACGTAAACGCTGCCAACGTAGGCTGTGCTGACAGAAAAGCCAGAAACCAAATCCGTCGCATGCACGCCATTGTTATTTGTGGCGCTGGTTGTAACTTTTACCGATCGGCTGCCCTGTACGAAAATGTCTTCGCTGTAACTAAGCGTTGCTCCATTTGTTGCAGTATAGCCTGTTGGTGCGCTCTCCGCGTCCCTGCTATCGGCGTCCAAAATATTAGTTGTCGCGACACCGAGCTCTAGCGCGTGGCCCCAAAACTTCGCTTCTGCCTCTCCACTGCTTTCCAGGTACACCCGTGCCGGATCGTTCTGCCCGTCTATGCCAGGGATTATTGTAGCAACAGCGGTGCCATCTGGGCTATGACCGGATGAGCCGACCAGGTCAGCCGTAAACGGGAACGAATGCCCGCGGCCCTGGAGCATCCCGATTAAACCCTCTGCCTCTTTGTCTGGCAGTGGCTTTGTTGTAAACGACCATCGGCGTCTGTGCGATTGGCGATCGAATGCCGGGGCAGCGCCGTACACGATGGTATCGCCCGAACCAGAGTACACTGGAGAAATTTCGCCACCGGTTAAAATTGGCACCGTGTATCCGTTGAGTTTGAGTGCTACCACCCTAACCTCTTCCTGCTAGCGACCCAGTCGCGTCGATTGTTGTTCCGTGTGAGTTTACGTTTTGCCATCGCCGCCGCGCCTCTATTTTGCGGACCATATCGTCGGGGTCGTCTGACATTATCTGCAGAGTCTGAATGTTGATCGAGTTGTTCTGTGTTCCGATCACCTCGCCAGCGCCGGAGCCGGCCTGTGCGCCACCAGCCGATGGGACTGATGGCGTGCTATTGATCGCGTCGAACTTCAGCTGTTCCAATTTGAACCCACTCGGGATGTTCAGCAAAGACTCAGCGGCTTCGTTTGCTGCATTGCCCAAATTCGTTACACCATCGGCGGCATCGTCAGCGCCATCAACGAAGTTCGGCAACACATCGTCGACAAGCTCGTTGATTATTACATCCATGGCGGACCCAAGCTTTTGGAAATCCGACCCTGTAAATCCCTCCAAGGCGCTGTACATTAACGCCTCGGCTTCTTGCTGACTTAGCCCAGCACCAGTGAACATCTCAAACATCTCACCGATAGCGTTTTGGATCCCTTGAGCGTCTAGCCCTGACGTCAGAACGCGCCCGAGCTCCGACGTGATTGCGCTCGGATCCATGTTGCGCATGGCTTGGCGACCGAGTTCTTCCGCGATGAAGTCCGTCATTGACTTATTGAAGTCTTGTAGTGCCTGGCCGGATGCGTTTATCACGTCCAAGAATTGCTTGAAGGCATCAAGCTGGCTTTTCAGAACGTCGATCTGGTCTTCCCTGATCCTTTTTTCTTCGTCCGTCAGCTCCCTTCTGATCCCAACTTCCTTTTCGAACCAGGCCTTCAATTTGCTGAATTCATAATCAATATCACTAGCGGCACGATCGAACCACTCGACAACGCCGTTAAACGCATTGCCAAAACCCTGTATCGCGCCAGCCAGGGCTTCGAATATCGGCCCGATCATATCAAACACAGACATGAACTGGATCAGCGATCCAGCCATTTTCGCCAGACCGGAGAACATCGCAACGACTGGCTCTAGTACCGTGGCGAATATTGAGAATAGATTTGTTATCAGCTTAAAAATTGGCTCGAAAGCAGACAGGATTGCCCCGAAAACGTTGTTGATTAGGTCGCCGATCGTTTTCAGTATCGGCCCGATTGCCCCAAGTATCCCGTCCAAAAATTCGTTTGCAAAATCCGATACCGTAACTAACACCTCAAATAGAGGATTGATCGCATCAAGTATCTTATAGAGACCATCGTTGGCCATGTCGGTCGCCTGCTGAAAGTTCTCCAGCATTGACACGATCTCCATGATCACGGCAACGATTGCGCCAATCGGACCGCCAGACATCATCCCCTGGATACCAGCCTGTATGATGCTACCGATTGCACCCATTTTCGAGAACATCCTCTGGGCCGCGCCCCACATGATATCACCAGTCATATCGATTGACTCACTCATTGATATCGTCGCAGCGTCGCGGGCCTCGGCTTCGCCAGCCATCTTTTCAATTATTTCGTTTTGATAAGAGGATACATCGTTCAGGTGCTGGTCATGTAGGGCCTCGTATTTTGCCCACATTTTTTTTAGACTTTCCTCGCCAGCGTTAAGTTCATCAATGACACCGCCGATCCCGAAGTCTTGATCGTTACCGCTAAAGTCGTATTCGCTTTTGCCACCGATATTTTTCGTTGATTGCGCCACGCGGTCGAGTCCGGTTGACGCCTTACTTGAGTTTTTCTTGAGATCGTCAAGCATTTTGTTGAGCTCGTCGACCTCTTTATCGGTGTTGTCGAAAGTGAAACCGACCTCCTTCAGGATACCACTCATTCCTGATTTGATTTCGGCCGTTATCTCGCCCATGGTCCCGACTATCGAGCCCGCAACACCTGGGCCCTGCTCACCACCGAACCCGGGGCGCATGCTTTGCGTAAGTAAGTTTCGGTGCTTTCTTTCAAGACTCGACGCGCCGTTAACTATTACATCAAGGTCACGAGCCAGATCCTTTGCGACGCTTCTTAGCGAATCAAACTTCATTATAAGGAGTGTCACGAGCGCGGCAATTGCGATCGCTGGCAGACTCAGGCTCCCGAGAGCAGCTACGCCGACCTTACCCAAGGTGCTAAAGGCCAAGATGGCACCGGATAAACCAGCGGTGAATACCGCAATATCGGCGATCAGCGCCAGCGTCTTGTCATCAACTTGTGCTATCGCTTGCGCAAAAATTTGCCCGGCCTCGATTGCGCTATTAACCGCTGGCTTGAACTGATCCCACATCACCAGCGCAGCCTCTTCTGTGTTGCTCTTTAAGACGTTGAATTGGAAGGCCGTTGTCTGGCTCATGCGTTGAAAGATCTCTTCGGATTTTCCGCCTGATTTTTCTAACTGCTCGGTGAACGATGCTAACGATTTCTCGCCTGATTTCATCGATTCGGTTAAAATCATTGCAGCGCTAGCGGCTCGTGGCCCGAACATCGTTATCATGTCTTTGGCTGTGGCGCCGCTCTTTGCCAGACGGCCGAAGATCTGATCCAGCGGCAGCATCTTGCCGCTGGCGTCCATTGACTGAACCCCTAGCCTCTTCATTATTGCGGCTGCTTCACCCGTTGGCTTGGCTAACTTTGTGATGACCATACGTAGGTTCGTGCCTGCACGGCTAGCCTGGATTCCGGCGTCGCTTAAGATACCCATAGCAGCGGCACCGGCCTCAAAGCTAATGCCGAATGATTTAAGCACAGGACCAGCGTAGCTGAATGCCTCACCTAATTGCGCCACTGTCGTATTTGCGCTAGACGCTGTCGCCACCAATACATCAATCGATTTATCCAGCTCATCAAACCCAACGCCCATTCCGCTCATGACATTCGTTACCACGTCCGCGGCGGTGCCGAGATCCATAAATCCGGTCGTGGCCAGAACAGTCGCAGGCCGCAAGGCAGCCATCGATTGCTCAGCAGAATAGCCAGCCATAGCGAAAAAGCTCATGCCCTCAGCAGCCTGGGCTGCAGTAAATTCGGTTTCCTTCGCTACGCTACGCGCGACCTTGCCCATTTGGGCAAATTTTTCTCCGGTCGCACCAGTCAATGCCCCTACCTTAGCGATCTCTTTTTCAAACCCAGCGCCGATGACACCTATACCGCCGATCGCTGCGGCAACGCCAGCGAACACTTTTGCGCTGCGTCTCTGGACATTGTCCAAAGCCTTGTCGAATTCCTTCGTCTTTGCGCCGATTCTGACAAAGATTTCACCGAGAGACGTTGCCATTATATTTTACCCATCCCACCAATTTTTAACATGTTTTTCTGCGTTTCGCAACTCATCCACTGCGGCCTTGAATTCCTCCACTGATCCAAAGTGCTCAAGGTGCAGCTTGCCGCGCTCTGGCCTTGGCCCGATGAGCTTGCGCACGGTCCATTGTTTCGGATTTCGAATCTGTTGCGTCACTGTCATCTGTTGCGCCACTAGCGACGCCATGATCTCTTGATCGTCACGCATTCTTTCCGAATATCCTTCGGACAGAATACGTAATTCCCAAGGCGTGGAATCCCAAAAGTCTGCGACAGACATGCCGCAACGAACAGCCTGGACAGCAAGGCGGTCGATACCATCCGGGGAGAATGGATCTTCTAGAGATTCTCTAGGGCTTCCCAGGCCTTTTGCTCTGCCAGGCGGGCCTTTTTTTTTGCATCCCCAGCAAACTCTGCACCCTTCCAGGCTTGCATAACCGCAAACATATACTCCTCAAGATCCTCGGGCACAATCGAGTCCAGGAGGAAGTCTCTCGTCGGTCCGGTCTCACCGAAGCGTTCGGGCCATTCTTTTCCGAGCTTAATCCCGGACATCAGCACGGTCAGCATTAGCTCATGATCGCCTTTGCCGATGGCCTGAAAGATCTCCCCGACAGTTCGCTTTGATGCACGCTGGAGTTCAACAGTGTTGCGCATGCGGTAAGCGAGCTTGAATTGCTCGCCGCCAATTTCAATATAAGCCTCGCCTTTACGCGGATTAATCAAGTCATCCATGGCAGCCCTCCAGGATGTGAGAATTTGTTACGGGACAGCACCATAAGCAACGGCGCCGGTCGACTCAAGAGTGAACGATACATCGATGGTCTCAGCCGTAACGGCATCGATCGAAAAATTTGAAATATTCGCAGTGAACGAGAACGTATCGCCGCCAGCCGGCGTGAACACAACCGCGACAGTGCCGAAACTCGAAACAGCTTCAACCATCGCGTCAAGCTGGCCACCAGCCGCCTCGCTATATTTTCCGCTTATGTCAAGCACCACTTGCCGGTTACTCATCACGGCTTCTTTCCAACCCGCCGAGTCCATCGTCGTATCATCGGCGAGTTCGTTCGTGTGCTTGTAGTTGTAGCTGACAGCGCCGTTGTATGCCGTTGGCCCGCCGCCATCGTTGATCGTGCAAACTGCGGTTCTACCTATCGTGCCCATTATATTCTCCTATGAGATCTTGAAAACAACCAGGTAGCTAGTCGCATCCTGATCGATGTCGATTTCTACTTTGCCGTCACTGTTGACGTAACCATCATCGTGCTTGATTCTGTACCACCCATCGTCGCCGTCCGGGATAGCATCAGGCCAATCCTCAGCCATTTGCTTGGTCTCGTTGGAAGCGACGGCGGTAATTGTGACATTCATCGTTGAACCGCTGCGGTTGAAAATCCCAAGCAAAACGATACCGCCAGGATGGACGAATTCATGCTCGTTCGCGGCATCGGCCGCATCGTAATGTGTTGAAGGATCGGCCGTTAGCTCGGCTCTCGGTCCGGACAATTCTCTGACCGTAATCTCAGATCTGGGGGCCATCAGTCTACCTCATCGTATGAGCCATCTGGCAGAAAGGCTCTGTTATTCGCCCCGTACACGAGGCCCTTGTGAAAATTCGTTGACCAACCAGGGCAGCGTAGCATGACGTTAGTTTTCATCCTGATCCGGCCAGCATACACCTCTGCATCGTATGGATCAACATCGCCGCTATGCTCAACAACGATAGTGCCTGGCAGTTCCGGCGGCGGTGCCTTGGCTTCATCAAGCATATCGTAGGACCCGAGCGGAAGAAATCTGGCCCACTCGCCCGGATAGACCTGGCTTGCGTTTAAGATTTCCGGCACACCATTGATACGTGCCCGTACGGTCCGGCACATCTTTAGTCTAGTCTTCATCATAGATTAGCCTGTAATTGATTGATATAGCAGGACGACCATCTTTGTCAAGTCCGAGAAATATAGGGGCAGATTGCTGCGGCGCACATTCTACGTACCCGCTGATGCTCGCATACTTGAGCGCCGAATAAATTTCTCTCGCCAGGGCCATGGCGGCCGGGTACTTATATTTCTCGCCACGCACAAAGACCTGTACTGTCGCCTTGTTTTCAGAGCCAGTGCCCTGATTATCAGCAAACGCTAGCGGTTCCTCCCCTCCGGACAGTAGCACGAATGCCGCAAGCTCCGGTACATTATCGTCTGGCGGTAACACGCATCCATACCAGAGGTTGGTATTCTCGGTGAGGCCATCGACGACTTGGCTCAGATATGCCGCGACATCTATTTCTGGCGTCATTTCTTCACCTTCGGTTTTGTCGGTGCTGACCCGCCGCTGAAATCGGCCATTGTTTTATTGATGTCAAATCGCTTCTTGGCTTCGCGCGCAATTTCTTTCGCCATACGGCCGCGCCTGGCGCTAAATGGTTTTTCGATAAATTTGTTTCCTGTACCAGGCTCTGACCAGTTGACATCGCTTGGCATTTCATGCACGTATGGTGCGTGTTTAGCGCCGAAACCAACTTCGGAAAACCCGATACGCTTGAACGGCTTCGATACATACCACGAATCACGCAAATCGCCTTCATCCTTCGGCGTGACTTTAATGATATCCTTTACCATTAAGTCATTCGCGACAGCATAGATCGCGGACCTAACCGCTG